GTAACTGTTCGAATTGTCTCATCTTTAATATCCGTTTGAAAAACAATGCCCTGTTTGTTTCCATTACCGTTACCATTATTGCCGTTATTGTTCCCATTTCCTCTTCCGTTCCCGTTATTCGCAACATAGTCACTAGGATGACCTAATGCACCCCATTTGTGTCTGTGAAGTACATACTTTTTTCCGTGTGGATTTGGCATAATTTTCCTCCAATTGTTAATAATATTAATAAAACTTTTTAAAAATCTTCAAATTTCCATCTTTGTTTCATATATTTTCGATATGGGGCTATTTGTTTCCCTAATTTTTGAGCTACACGTGCATTTTCTCGTAGTCCTTGATATTTCTTTCCATGCGGTATTAAAATTGGATAATCAAATACATTAATATCTTTAGGACTTGCTGCTTGTCTGTAATCCATATCAATAATAGAACTTTTCATAAGTTTGCTAAGAACTCTTTCTGTCATATGTTCTTCTAGTGGGATTCCTTTTTTAATATCCACTGGTAAATTTTTTGCTAAACCGTGATATTCATCTATTATATATCTTGAAAATTGAGCTTGAAATACCACTTCTTCTAGTGCATTTGATAATTCTTTAGGCATACCTTTTACGTATCTCATACCACTTATACCGGAAGCTGGTCCTTGAATCCAAGTTCTTCTTAAAAAATCAAATGCTTTTTGTGCAAATACCATTTTTTGTTCAATGCCCATACTGTTTATTTGATCGACAAATTTACTCATGTCAAATGCAGCACCCCCGTATCCCTGCGTTTTAAGCTCTTTAATGGTAAATGGCATATATTCTGTTTCTAGCATTGCAGGTAGTTTTGGAGTATGCCCATGTTTTAAATCAATATTTGGATCTCCTAAATGAAATTCATCTATATAAGCTGCTACATTATCAAATTTTTGATCAACTTTTTTATATGTTCTATTCTCTACAATTTTTGATTTATTTGTATCTATATATTCTTTTACAGAAGGAATTTTACTTAAACGTTGCTGAGATATAGATATATTACGGGTTATAGGAACTAACTCTTTAGATTCAATTGTAGCTATATTTTGAGCTTTTATTTCTTTTATTAATTCGTTTGTTTCTTCTTTTGTTCTCCCCATTTTTTTTGCATAACTCTTTATATCCTCAATAGATGTAGAAACTAACGGTGTTTTTTGATGTATCTTTTTTAGAAGAGTTAAACTAGATTTATATAATGGACTAGAACTAATACCCTCTGATTTTGGGGGACCTACTTCTGCTTTAGGACGATGCTGTATATCTAGTAATGGTTTATCAGAAATTTTTACAGGTTGTTTTACTAGCCTAGCCGTAGCCATATTTACTAAAAATTCATTACCCACATCTTTAACTTCTCTTGCGAGTCTTGTATTAAACTCACTAATATGAGCTTTTGATATTGTTCCCCATTCAGTTTTTAAACTTTCAGGAACCCTTATTCCTTCTAGTGTTACTTTTTGAGTTTTTGTTTCACTTTTAAATAAATCGTCTAACCAAGGAAGGATTTGTTTATCTTTATCTCCTGCTAATAATATTTTATCAAATTCTGCATTACCTTTTTTTATATATTCATTTAATAAAAATGTATATTGTTTGTTAGTTAATGGTTTTCTAAATCCGGGAGCTACATCCCAATAAGTTCTGCTACCCATAGATTTTGTATGCCTTCCAGTTATAGCATCAGTTTGTGCGGTTGATTCTCTTATTGCACCTGTATAATCTTCATGTCTTATAACATTATATGGACCTATTGCATATCGATAATGTTTTCCCCAAGCTATAGGTCGAAGATCATGTGTCATATCTATTATTGATTCTTTATTTACAGGATTTATTAATTTAACTTCAGATCTTCCACTTTTAGTAGTAGTAATTTCTCCATACTCCCATGGGTATTTTTCTACCGGTAATTTATCTTTTGTCATATAGAGAGTTTGCATACCTTTATGTTCTTTTAATATATCTGCCTGAATATTTGGTGCTAGTTTCTCAAACTCTATATCCATATTTTTTCGTTTTTTTAGTATTTTTACAGTTCTAAAAAGACCTTCGATAGCAAAACCAAGACCAAAACCTTCGATAGCATTTTTAAATCTTCCTTCAGCCCTACTATCTTTTGGATCTGATTTTAAATATGTGGTTACAGGATTTCGTAATGAGGGATTACTGTCAATTAAATCTGCCAATCTTCCTTCTTGTGGATCAAATATTACAGCATCTGCCATTGCTCCATGTAAGGATGCTTTTGTAAATCCACCTGCTTTTCTAATTACTTTGATAGGTTTTGTTATTTTACCTGCACCTATAAATCCAGTGGTAAATTGTGTTATACCCCGTATTAAACTGCCTGTAACTGTTTCTGGTTCTTCATAAGTTTCAAAGTCACTAATTTGAAAAGCTTTATAGTCATCTCCACCTACATATTTTACAAGATCTTCAATAGCATTTCCTGTTTCATTTATAGCATCTACAAAACCCCCAGCAACTTGGGTTGGGAATTCTCTAACTCCGGTACTTATATCAGAAGTAATTTTTTTTAACAGTGGTTTTTCTTTTAGTGGTTCTTCTGAAACTATAATTGGTTCAATTGTTGTAAATAATGTATCTACTTGTTCATTTAAGTTTGCCATAATATTAGCGTCCAGATATTATTTTTCGTAGTTGTGCAACTGTTACACCTGTTAAACGGGCTACATCTTCAACAGATTCTCCACGTTTTATTAGTGCATATACTCGATTTCTTCTTTGTTCCTCATAATCAGCAAGAGTTATATCTGCTACAGTAGGACCTGTGGATTGTATAGGTGATTCTCGAGAAACACGTTTAGAAACACGTCCTTCTACTGCTGGAAAATATCCATATTTTGCTTTTCTAACTTTATTTACATAGTGTTTTTTCATTTTTCAATATCCAAACATTGTGTCTGCGATTCTATTAATTTTTTCATCTTTTTCTTTTGCTTCTCTTGCTTCTTGTATGTAATCTCTAGCTCCTGTATGCCTAGTCATAATCATATACCTTAATGCATCATATGCGTGATCATCTGCCTTTGTATCTACATCTTCAGGATTTTGTTTTGATAATGGAAGTGTAGGTAATGTTCGTATTAAGTTAGTACATGTTTTAAAAATAGTTAATCGTGGTTTAAGAGATACACTATCTATTTGTAATTTTCTGTGAATTGCAATTTTACCAGCTATTCTGTCTCTATCTGCAGGAATCCATCTAACTCCTCGCCTAATCATAGTTTCTGCTACACTTATACCCATTCCAGTTTTATTCCAACAACTGCTATCTAATACACTTAACATAATTGTCGGATCATCTTTTTCCAACTCTATAATAACATTAGCTAGTTGTTCACCTGTATGGTTTTTAACATATAGTTCCCTATAGATTATTATATTACCATCCCAATCTACTGCCCCCCATAAAACACAGGATGGAGAAGAATAACCATAGTCAGCTGCTCGTATTCTATTCCAGCCTCTAGGCATTGTTACGGGATCAATAACATGTATTGTTCTATCGAATTCTATAAATGCTGCACCTTCTGCAACATCCCAATCACCATCTAATAATCGTTTTCTTTCTACTTCAGGAAGAGACATCAACATCGCTTGATATTCTCCACCTCGTGTTAAGAATGGATTATCAGTTAGTCGTGCAGGAATAAATTTTCTATAAAATAAAGCTTTACCTGCTCTTTCTTTATCTGGAAAATCATCCGGATATTTTAATTCTGTTTTTGTTTCTATATCTACTGCAGGAAAAGATGTATTCGGTGGTGCCGGATCAATATACATTTTTTTAATCCACCATCCTCCAACACTGCCCGGATTTGCAGTACATCTCATATAAGGAATTATATTTTTATCTGTTGTTCTTAACCGAGAACGAAGATATTCCCATACATAAGATGTTGGATAATGTGTTATTTCATCGATTCCTATCCAAGAAAATGCTTGTCCTTGATATCTTGTAACATCTGTATCTTTATCAAGATATGAAAATAATGCTGTGGCTCCACTTGGAAATACCCACAGACTTTTTGCTTCTTTAAATACTGCACCCGGAAATGCTTGCGGGTAAAACTGTTTGCTCTTATCTATTAACTCAGTAAGCTCCCCAAGAGTCCTACGAAGAAGAAGAGCACGATGATTCCCATTATCAGCATAGCGGAGTAAATCAGCAAGTAACGCATAGCTTTTTCCCCCACCAGCAGCCCCGCCATATAAGACATCTTCTTCAGGACTTGCCAAGAAATCCGTTTGAGGTCCTTTATTAGGTTTGAAAACAATTGGTCTGCCATCTAATATCTCCTTTACTACTTTTGGTTGTTTGTTTAAATCTTGTGTTATTACTTTTTTATGCAGTGCTTCTTCTATTTGTTTTGCTTTTTGTTTTGCTTTCTGTGATTCAACTGCTGCTTTCTGTGCTTTTTTCTTTGCGTTTCTTAATTGTTTATTAGCTTCTATTTCTAGCTGATGTTCACGAGTATAATGATAACTTCGTTTTGGTTTTTCTGGATTGCTTGGTGTGTCCTTTACCATTTAATTTTCCTTGACAATTAGATTTACCATATAGTTTTTGTTTACCCATCTTTAAAATCCTTCATAAATTCATCAAAATATTTTACAGATTTATCTTCTAAATCATCTATAGTATCTTCTGTTCGTTTTTTTAATATCTTTTTATAATAATTTATAATATCGATTGGTGTTACAACCATAGCTATATC